AGTTTACAGATTCGTGATTACCAGAGGAACGCCTTTTTTCATGCAGTCAGAAATAATCGGAGCTTACTTCTTAGTCCTACTGCTTCTGGTAAGTCATTAATAATATATCTTTTAAGTAGATGGTATGAGTCTAACAGAGTTCTTATACTTGTTCCTACAACATCTCTTGTGGAACAGATGTACTCCGATTTTCTTGATTATGGTTATCTGGAAGCAAAGATGCAAAAGATATATCAAGGACACTCTAGAGAAATTACAAAAGAAGTAACTATCTCCACATGGCAGTCTTTGTACAAAATGCCTAGAAAATACTTTGAACAGTTTGGTTGTATTCTTGGAGATGAAGTACACTTATTTAAAGCAAAATCACTTACAAACATAATGAACAAGATGCACCAGACCCAGTATCGTCATGGGTTTACTGGAACACTTGATGGGATGCAAACACATCAATTAGTATTAGAAGGATTGTTTGGTTCTGTCAATAGAGTTACATCAACAAAAGAATTAATGGATAAAAATACACTTGCAAAATTAAATATTAAATGTATAGTATTACAATATCCAGATACAGATAAAAAATTTATGAAAGACCAAAACTATCAAGATGAAGTAGACTTACTGGTTCGTGATGAAAGAAGAAACAAATTTATTGTAGACTTGACAACTCATCTAAAAGGTAATACATTAGTACTATTTCAATTTGTAGAAAAACATGGAGCTGTCTTATACGATATGATGAAAGATTTAGATAGAGAAGTCTTTTATGTATGGGGTGGAACAGATACACAAACAAGGGAGAACATTCGTGAAATTACTGAAAACGAAAAAAACGCAATCATTGTTGCATCATATGGTACTTTCTCTACTGGTATCAATATTCGCAACCTTCATAATGTGGTCTTTAGTAGTCCAAGCAAGTCACGCATTAGAGTGTTACAATCAATCGGTAGAGGGTTGCGTCAAGGTACAGACAAGTCCACCGCTACTCTTTATGATATAGCAGATGATTTAACTTGGAAGACAAAACAGAACTTTACACTAAGACACTTTATGGAACGAATAAATATCTATAATGAAGAAGAGTTTGATTATGAAATCAAAAATCTACCAATAGAAAGTTAGAATATGGATGTTAAAGCTAAAATTTTAAAACTTACAAATGGTGATGAAATTATTACTACATTAAGTGCAGAAGCGGCTAACACTTTTGTTACTGCACACAACCCATTAAAAATTAATAGTTACCCCAGAGTATCAAAAACTGGGTTAGAAGAATCTATGGCTTTATCTCGTTGGGTAAGTTATGGTGAAAATGATAGTTGTGAAATCATTAAAAATAATATTGTTGCAATAACTTCTGCATCAATAGGTATTTCAAAGTTTTATGAGTTTTGTGTCTTACGAATGAAAAATGGTAAAGATGCGTTTCTTTCAGAACAAGAACCCACTCCAGAACAACTAAGAAAATTAGAAGAAGAAATGGATGAAGAATTAATAGATGAATATTTTGATGATTACGACACAAAGAAAACCATACATTAAAGCATTATCTTCAAACCCTACATAGAGGAATATACCCTATTGTCAAGTCAAAGTCAAGTCAAAAACAAAAATAAATTTGACTTGACTTTTGTGTAGGTTTCTGGTATCGTATGTATAACTTTGACAAGGAAAAGGTGAAGTGACAAAATTAAAGAAACCAAAAAAACCACATTATGTAAACAACAAAGAGTTTTTACAGGCCATGATAGAATGGAATGACCGTTGTAAAATTGCAAAAGATAATGGTGAACAACAACCCCCAATTACTAATTATATTGGTGAGTGTTTTCTAAAGATTGCAAATCATCTATCCTATCGTCCAAATTTTATTAATTATACCTATCGTGAAGAAATGATTAGTGATGGTATTGAGAATTGTCTACAGTATGTACATAACTTTAATCCAGAGAAATCGGATAATCCCTTTGCATATTTTACACAAATTATCTACTATGCGTTTCTTAGACGAATACAGAAAGAGAAAAAACAAGCTCATGTAAAGAATAAGATTATTGAAAATATGAATGTAGATATGTTCTTAACACAAGAACAGAATGGTGAACTTACAAATAATCCATATACAGATTATCTACAAAAGAACTATCTTCCAGATGAAGATGTTTATAAACCCAAGAAGAAGAAAGATAAACCAAAAGGATTAGAATTATTTTATAATGAAGATAGCACTGATAACTGATACTCACTTTGGTGCGAGAAATGATAGTCTACCATTTAACGAATACTTTTACAAATTTTGGGAAGAAGTATTTTTTCCATTAATTGATAAAAAGGGTATTGACACAATCATACATTTAGGCGATACTATGGACAGACGTAAGTTTGTATCATATAAGATTGCAAATGATTTTCGCACACGATTTATCCAACCACTTGTAGATAGAAATATTGATACACATATTCTTATTGGTAATCACGATACCTATTATAAGAATACAAATGAGGTAAACTCTCTTGCAGAGCTGGTTGGTAACAAACACAATAACATAAAATTCTATGAAGAGAATTGTACAGTAAACTTTGGTAACACTCCAATCTTTTTCTGTCCTTGGATTAATGCAGAGAACTATGCATCAACCATGAAAGGTATTCAAACAACAAACGCAGAAGTTTGTATGGGTCACCTAGAGATTAGTGGTTTTGAAATGCATAAAGGTCACTTCTCTGAATCTGGTCATCCAAAAGAAATGTTTAAGAAGTTTGATACTGTATTCTCTGGACACTTTCATAAAAAGTCTGATGATGGTCATATCTATTATCTTGGTAATACTTACCAGATGACATGGAGTGATGATAGCTGTCCTAAAGGTTTTCATATCTTTGATACAGTAGATAAAAGTTTAGAGAGGATTATAAATCCTTTTACAATCTTTGAAAAGATTTATTATGATGATACTACTACAGATTATAGTAAAGTAGATGTATCACAATATAAAGATAAGTTTATTAAACTAGTTGTAGTAAACAAAAAAGACTTGTACCAGTTTGATAGATTTACTGATAGGTTGTTACAAGAACAAACACATGAAGTAAAAATTGTTGAGGACTTTTCTGACTTAGATGCTACTAATGTATCAGATGATATTGCAGAGAACACTCAAGATACAACTACACTCTTAGAAAAGTACATTGATGAACTTGATGTGGACTTGGATAAGAAACGATTGAAAAATACTATGAAGTCTTTATATCTAGAGGCTTGTGACTTGGAGTTATAATTTGGTAACCTTTAATACTGTAAGGTGGAAGAACTTCCTATCTACTGGAAATACTTTCACTGAAATACAACTTGACCAGAATCCATCTACACTTGTTGTTGGTGAGAATGGTGCTGGTAAATCTACTATTCTAGATGCGTTATGTTTTGTTTTGTTTAACAAACCATTTAGACAAATTAGTAAATCACAACTATTGAATTCTATCAATCAAAGGGAAGCTGTTGTTGAGGTAGAGTTTTCTACACAGAGTAAAAATGTAAAGATTGTTCGTGGTATCAAACCAAATGTGTTTGAAATCTATGTAGATGATGTAATGATTAATCAAAACGCAAATGCAAAAGATTATCAGAAACATCTAGAACAACAAATACTTAAATTCAACTATCGTTCATTTACACAAGTGGTGATACTTGGTAGTTCTACATTTATACCTTTCATGCAACTAAACTCTAAGAACCGTAGAGAAGTTGTAGAAGATATCCTAGACATTAAAATATTCTCTTTGATGAACCTTGTTCTCAAAACAAAGGTAAGAGAAATCAATACAAATATCACCGATACGAATTACACAAAAGAACTTACTCAAAGTAAGATAGAGATGCAAGAGAAGTATATTGAAGATTCTAAAAACAATAGGGATACTATTCTTACTGAAAAAACAAATCAGATTGATGAAAACAATGATGAAATCCAACTTAACAGAAACAAGGAAACAAAGTTACAAGAAACTACCGATACTTTTCTAGAAGCTATGAATGGTGAAGATGTTGTCATTACAAAAAGAGATAAACTAAAAGATGTTCAGTTTTCTTTAAAAGATAAACACAATCGTGAAAGTGCATTGATTACATTCTTTGAAGAAAATAATGAGTGTCCGACTTGTGAACAACATATTGATGAAACTTTTAAATCAGAGAAAATTAAACAGAACCAAACTTCAGTTGAAAAACTAGAAGAAGGTTTGAATAAAATGTCTGATGAAATGAAAAAGGTTGAAGGTAAATTAAAAGACTTTAAAAATCTTTCAAAGGTAATTCAAAAGAATCAAGTTGAGATGCAAAAGTATCGTAGTGCAATTACTCAACTAGAAAAGTTTAATTCAACTCTAGAAGCTGAAGTCAAACAGATAGTAGATAAAGAAGTTGCAGAAGAAGATATCAAGAAACTTGCAAAACTTCAAGAGAAGTTTGATAGTTATGAAACCTCTGCACATAAACTAAAAGAAGAACTATTCTACTTTGATGTTGCGAGAAATCTATTACAAGAT